ATGTAGCGGGCGGAACCCCCAGAGGATCGGACCCCCTACCCCCTCGAACGCCTGGTCTTCCCGTGTCGCCGATGGCACGGAACACACAAGGGGCGGAGGTTCGACGGGTGATCGGACCCGCCCAGGGAACGGGGAACGATGTGATCGACGTGAAGCGGAACACCGGCCGTGCCACATACCGCGCACCACGGGAACCGCTCCCGTACCTCGCGGGACAACTGGGTCCAGGCGTAGCCGTAGCCCTCCCGCTTCCGATGGTCGGGGAGCGTGTGGATCTCGCACCGTGAACCCGCCGATGGTCGCCCGCACTCAATACAAGGCCGCCGCATACAATCCCTCCCGTGATTCGTGTGATTGTTCCCGATGGTAAACCAGAGACGGCGACCCGCCGATGGTCGCCCGTGATCGCGTTCACGAAGAGGATCGCGAAGGCCGAAGGGATCAACCTCGAAGAGATCCGCCTCCATCACCACCCACGGGGTTCCATCGCGTGCTTTGATGCGGAGGCATCCTGGGAGGATCACTGGGTGGCGTTCTGTGGCGGACAGAACCGGGAGACCGCGCTCCACGAACTGGCACACCTCGCCGCCGAGGACTACCACACGAAGACGTGGGCGATTGCGTTGATGGCACTCCATCGCGCCTACTTGCCACCCGCTCGATGCCGTCGGGCCGACCGTGTCCTTGCGATTGAATACCGGGCGGCGCGGCCACTCTACGCGGCGAGATACGGGGAGAATCCGCCACCATTCAAGTCCGAGAGAACCGCGCGACGGAGGGCGCGAAGACCGCGAAGGTGGTGAAGGCGGAGGGGAGTCGAACCCCTCGTGTCCTCCGTCAATCGTCCAGGATGACGGAGGCGACCGCGCGCCCTCGTTGAGATGCTACCACCGATCGGGGTGTTCGATTGGGTTGGAACAGAGTGAGAGCGGCGAGACATCGCGGAGTGGGCATTGACGGTCCGGGCATCCGATCTCCTTCGCGGCCTCGTCCGTGTCGCCTCCCACGCACTCGCGGCACATCTTCCGAACCGCGACGCGGAACATCCGGAGTTCGGCGGAGGACTCCTCCGAGCGTTCGGGCGCGACGATGATCATCTTCCCGCCGTGGTACGGGTTGGACTGGGCCACCTCGATCAACCGTTCAAGGATCTCCAAGTCTCCCGCCTTCACTCGAATCCTCCCCGCGACGCGTTCACGCATCCAGGAGGTGGGAAGCCCCAGGGAATCGTGGGCGAAGGCTACCCCCGACAGCGCGCGGGAATCACCACGCGCTCGCCGCACCATCTCCACGAAGATCTTGGCCTCCGGGGTGGTGAGGTTCGCCGCGCTCCGTTGATCTCTGTCCAGGCGATTTGGTTGAACCATAGGCGGAGAGGATACCGCGAACGGCGAAAGTTAGGGGAGGACCTCGACGACCACGGGTTGAACCCCGCGGGATAGGGGCGCGCCTCCCGCGATCTCCTTCCAGGCAATCGGGGCGAGGTCGATGAGTGAACCACCCACACACGCGCACTCGTCCACCACCCAGGCGACGATGGCGATCCCTGTCTTTGGATTGGAGACGATCACCCGGTACGGCTCCCATCCCCACTTGAACATTCGGACAGCGCGAAGACGGGGAGAGGCGGCCGCGTAGTAGACGAAGGGCGCGCCGTCTTGGTGATACTTCGCCGCATTCTTCCGCGGGGACTGGGTGAACCAGGCGTGGTTCCGCGTCGCATCGTAGAACGTCGCGAACCCAGTGAGGGTGGGGAATGCGAGGGATGGGGTCGCCTCAACGATCGGGGTCGGGGTCGGAGTAGGGGAGGGCGTAGGGTCGGGCGTTGAGATCACCACGCGAGCGGTGAGGAGTGCGACAGAGACGGACAGCGAGAGAACCGCCGCCGCGAGTGTCCTCATCGGATCTCCAACGGCCGATCATCTACGGCGCGACTTATCCCGTCGAACGCGCGAACGATGTCGATCGCGACCTCCATCGCCTCAACGAATCCCCGCTTGAACTCTGGGGCCTCTTTGAGCGTTCGCTCCGCAATCCCGCGCGCCTCGTGGAGCGCAATGATTACGTCCTCGCGTGTCTTCGGCCGTGGTTCACGTCGCATCGGTGGACTCCTCTGGGTTCCCGTACCACGCCACAAAGTCGTCAAGATCGAGAACGATGAGCGTCCGACGCTTGCCACCCGCCCCAGGCGAATCGCCCAGGATCACGGCGCGGAGTTGATCCGCACGGGATGGGAGAGATCTCAACCACCCGTCGATTCGTTCCGGGTAGGACCCCCCGACCTTACATTGGGCGACGATCCACCCAGGGGCCTCAACGTCCACCTTCGTCCCCATCCAACCGGTACGGCGCGCGCCGCCTCCGAGACGGCGGGCCACTTCAAGTTCGAACGAGTTCCCACGAGCGCGAGCGCGACGGCCACGGCGAGACTTCACCGCGTTCGCATCGTCGATGGCGAGGTCCTTCATCTTCCCCATCACTGGCCACCCTTAGGGGTGCGGTCCTTCTTGGCCCATCCGCCGCCCTTGAACAGCACGGCGGGAGCACTCCAACGGATCACCATCTTCCCGCCACACTTCCAACAGGCCGGAACCGTGTCCGAGTTGAACGATCGAACGATGGTCTCCATCGTGTCGCACTTCGCACATTCGAACTCAAAGATGGGCATTACTTGCCGCCCGCGAATAGGTGCGCGCGGTGAACCCACGTGTACCCCGAACGGCGAGCGGCATCCACCCACCAAATAGTCCGGAGACGAGACGCGTCCGCGCCCTTCTGGATCTCCTGGCCGCAAGACGCGCACGGTCGAACCGTCCACGTTGGAACCTTGCGCGGCCCGCCGCCTGTCTTCTTCACACCCGCCATTCGGCAATCCTACCCGACGATCCGATAGAGGGCGGGCGCGTGGTAGCCCGTGGTGGGTTCTTCCACGTATACGAGTTCCACAAAGTGGAGACGCGCGAAGATGTCCGCGATCTCCTTGTTCTCGCTCCAATACTTCAAGAAGAACTCGCCCGGTTCGAGATTATCCTCGGAGTTTGAGGACAGCGTGGCGAACGCCTCGCCCGTGTCCGAGATCACCGCACGGACGGCGGTGTTCCCGTTCGCGTAGCACCCGCGCTCAACTCGAAGGCGTACCCCTTCGGAATCGCCCGCGGCCTGGTAGACGAACTCGCCCAGTGGAACCCATAGACCTTCGTACGTCATCGCGCGCCTCCTTTCACGGTGATCCCACGGGCCACCCCTGGGGTGTGTGAGATCTTCCCGTTCTTCGCGAGTTCGAGGATCGCCTTCTGGATCGTTGAATGCCCGCGCTCCAACTCCTTCGCGAGATCCCGAACCGTGGGCGCGTATCCCGTCCGCTTCACGAATGCCCGGATCGCGTCCAGGACTTCGCCCGTCGTTATTTCCGCCATCTTGTCCTCCTTCCAATACTTCGCCGCTCGCGTACAAGCGTCCGCGTCCGAGTGTACCGCCTCAACGCCTACCTCGTACATCATCCCCAACGGGGTCCGACAGATTCGACAGCGCGCCACCCTCATTCGGGGTTCTCCCACATCCAATCCACGTCGATCCCCCAAGGCCGCGCCGGACGATCGGGGTGGAGGACCATTTCACGGGTCCAGTTTCCCTCCGCTAGTGCGAGGGTGATGATCGCGTAGTTCGCAAGATCAACTAGGGAATCGTGGAACGTGGCCATCGCCTCCGCGCTCATTGGGTCCAGGACAATCTTCCCCGCCTCCACGCGTCCCGTAAGTTGAGCGGATGCCCGCTCGATCTTATTCCGTGCCTGTTCAAGAACTCCGGCGATTCCCGCCTCCGCGATGTTCGTCGGACCGTACGCCCTCTGGCGTTCCACGAGTGTCGCGAAGGCCTCCGCGTAGTAGGGCCAGAGCAAATACTCGAAGAATGGCCGCCCTTGCGAGTCCATCAACATCGGGATTGCCTGGAAGTCTTTGAGTTCGTTCGCCATTTTTTTGCCTCCTTGCCTATAAATAAGAATCTCTCATCTCTCATCTCTTGTCTCTCATCTCGTCCGTGATGCGGGACAAATAGGAGACGGGGTAAATCGTCCCAGGGACGGGACGAGGACGCTAGGCGTTCATCGGGACCTCCCCGCCCTTGCGATTGAGGAGAACGGGAGGAGTTCGTGGAATCGAACCGTCCACATCTCGCGCGTGGACGGACGGCCGCCGCCCATAATCGTTCCGACCGGTTCGAAGTTGGCCCGTTCGACGAAGTCCAGGCGCGGGATGTACCCCACCACGTACCCCTCCTGGTAAGACCACGCGTCCGCCTCTGTCGCCTTTGGCCAGAGAGAGACGAAGGCGAGATGGTCCGCCTTCTGGAACTCCAACGCGGAAGCGGAGATCCCCGCGAAGAAGTTCGGACCGGGGCGGTAGTTCGTCGCCTTTGTCTTCACCTCAATCGTTCCCGCGTGAGTCTCGAAATCGTGGGTGATCAACTGGTTCCCCACGTATTCTTCGGCGAGGCCGATCTCCTTCGCGGCGGTTCGGAAGACCGCCTCCCCGAACGCCCCCACAATCGGGGCCTCAATGCCCAGGTCCGTCCGTGAATGATCCCGCCCGATGGGATAGAACGAGCGCGCAAGTTCGCGCACCTCTGGGGTGATCTCCACCCGGTAGCCGTACGCCTCAATCATCGAACCGTCCTCCTAACAATCTCCGCGATCGTCTCCGTCGTACCCGTGCGGGGTGCGTGGATCGCCTTCACCTTCTCCCGATACCGGGCCGATCGTTCGGCCTTCGTGGGGTCGATTTGATACTTCGTCCATTTCGCCACGTGAATCCCACCGTCGGGATCAACCGCGAGGAGACCCTTCTCGATGAGTTCGGGAATGTTCGCCGCGACGGAGAACGAGACGCACGCGTGGAGGTGATCGAGAGACTCGAACCCTCCTGGGTGGTCCTGTTCTTTCGCCGCAAGGATCACCACCACGAAGGCCCACCGCGCCGCGTCCGAGGTGAGCGTCGCCACCTTCGGATCGCGTGGGGTTCCCACGTCGAACTTTGCCCACGGTCGCCCTTTCATCCGTTCGCCTCCTTCCAATACTTCGCGTCCACGGCGACAATCCGCCGCCCAATGAACTCCGCCACTGGTGCGACCACCCCATTCCCGATACACCGGTATCGGTTGGAGTCCAGTCCAATCGGGTTGAGCGGGTCGTCGTCCTCCGCGATTCCGTCGGGCGGAACCACGAAGTCCGAAGAGTCTCGTCCGATGCGGAGCGTCCGATGCGCCCCGTCCTCTTCGAGTGATTGGTTGAACCCGTCAAAGAATGTCCCCGTCCGCAACACCGCGGGTGCGCCCGCACTATGCGCGAAAGATTGGGCGACCTCTTCTGTCGCCTGGGCGTTAGATCCGAACCGTGATGGGAAGGAGACCGCGGGTTCCCCGTAGACAAGTTCGTCCTTTGCGCGGCGTGCGTTCAACGTTGGGGCGATCGGTTCTTTGGGGAAGTCGTAGAGTTCAAAGTTCCCGACCCGCCGCGAATCTTCCACGCCTTCGCGATCGTCCACCCCTTCGGCCAACCCATCAACACCTCGCACTCCGCCGGCGTTAGGCGACGGATGGACGATGAGGTTGTCCGTTCCATCTCCGCGCGCTCCGTTTCTTGCGGCCGAAGACTGGATGGTGTTGGCGACGATGTGTCCGGCCTCAACGGTGGAGTTGATTCCCTTCCCGTGTCTGGCAATGATTGCGTTCGCGACATCCGCGCCAAAAGTTCCAACGCCTTCACGAGGGCCGTTGGGAGTTTCTTCCCCCTTCGATTGGCCCGGCGCAAGATGCCCGCACACGCCTTCGCACTCAAAGAGAACCTCCGCGGCGCGCTCACCTCCAAGATTTCCGAAAGCGTCGTTTCGTGCGGCGACAATGAAGACTCTCCGCCGCCTTTGTGCGACCCCGAAGAATCGGGCATCAAGAGTTCGCCACGCGAGACCATACCCCAGGGCTTCCACTTCACGAATGAGTCGGCCGAAGTCGCGGCCGCGATTGGAAGAGAAGAGGCCAGGGACGTTCTCCAACACGAACCACCGAGGTCGTCGTCGTTCCACAATGTCCAAGAATCGGAAGGCGAGACTTGATCGAGTCCCTTCCGTGAATCCTCGTCGCGCTCCCGCGGTTGAGAGATCCTGGCACGGGAACCCTCCCGAATAGATTTCGGCATCTGGAACCTCCTCGTCTTTGATCTTCGTGATGTCCCCGAAGTTGGGAACGCCTGGGAATCTTTCGGCAAGTACGGCCGAGGCGTACGGCTCAAACTCGCATAGGCTCACCGTGCGGATACCCGCGTTCTCAAATCCAAGATCAAGGCCACCCACACCGGAGAAGAAGGAGGCGTGTCGGAGTTCGTTCATCCTCGCGCCTCCGCCTTCGCCAATGCGAGGACCGCGACCCCCATCGCCGCGATCACCGTCTCCAAACTGGCCGCCTCCGCGCGGATGACGTGGGGATGGTTGCGGTCGCGGGAGGGATAGACCTCCCCGCTCCAACTACCCCCGACGAACCGCACCCGCGCACCCGATGGGTGGCCGGTGAGTTCTTCGAATGCCTGGACGATCTCCTCGATCCGCGCCTCCGCCGTCATCGTCCCGCCTCCTGGGATGCGATCCAGGACGGGGAGGGTTTCTCATCACACCACCCCTTGCGCGCCTCTGGATCACGCGCCCCGCAAGACCAGAACGCCCAGGCCTTCCCGTTCGTCTCGCCCGTCTTGAACTTCCACGGGCGGGAATGCTTTGGGCATACCCCCGCCCCGCGCTCCTTGTCCGCCTCCGCGAACCCGATCGCCTTCGCCGCGAAGAGGATCGCCTCATCGTCGGAGATCGACTGGGTGGCGGCTACGGGCGACGGAGACGAGACCTCTGGCCCATCTCCTACCACGGATACCGCCGCGGGAGAATCGACCCGCTTCGCCCGAATCTCATCGGCCGAGGCGATCTTCTTGGATGCTAGTCCCGCCGCTACCAGGGCGCGCCCGATTGCGCTCGTCTCCGCGTTCTCCAACTCCGCGCCCTTCGTGTAGGGCGTGATGCCTGGGATCGCGAGGGCGGAATGTCCCGCCCCGGATGGGACAGCGTGGGCCGTCTCGCGATAGACCTCCGCCTTCACCACCACCCGCTTCTCCGTGAGTTCAACGATCGAGGTGATCACGCGACCGCCTGGATACTTCTCGTAGAACTCGCGGAGTCGATCCGCGACCTCCACATAGTTCGAGAGATCAAATCCCGCCATTGTTCTCCTCCTCCTCGACGGCCATCAACAGGCCGATCGAACATCCACCGAACCCCACCGCGGGGTTCGCCTTGTTCCACTCGCACGATCCACAGAACGAGGTGGTGAATCCCACCTCGTCCGCCGTCTCGCGCGCCACCACGGATTTCGTGGTTGCGATGTACGCCTCCGCGATTCGGAGGTGGGAAGCCGTCGCCTCCCCGGTGATGAACTGGAACCGCGGAACCTTCGTGCGGATGTAGGTGAGATACCCCACGTCCGGAAGATCGCCGCCCCACTTCTGGGCGTAGAGGTAGGCATAAAAGGCCATCTCCGCCGATCGGAGATCCTTCTCCGATTTAGCGCGCGCCCCACTCTTCAAGTCCAGGACAAGATCGCGACCGTTCGCGCGTGTCTTCCCAGAGATGATGAAATCGGGCGTGCCGATCACCTCGCCGAATGCCCGCGTCTCCACGCGGATCGAGTCCCCGTTGATTCCCTGGACGAGCGCGCCGTGGAAGTCCACGGCGGGCGGTTCGCCCAGGCCTTCGCGGAGGATGTCCGAGCGGAAGAGTTCCAACGCCACCCATAGGTCGCCCTTGAACTTCTCCCAGTCGATGTCGTCCCGATGTGGGCGCGTCATCGCGGCCTGGACTCCGAGGTGGTGAACCGTTCGAAGGTCCCACGGGGCGTTCTCGCGAATCGCCACCACGATCTCCAAGATCGCCTCATCCAACGCCGCCCCGAATGCGACCCGCTCCGGTGCGATGAGCGGGAGCCTCCCGCCGTCCGCCGTGCGGATCTTCTCCGCGAACCACCCCTTGCGATTACAGAGGGCGGTTGAGGTGATGAGGGACTTGGAGATGCCCGTGCGCTTCGGGTCGATCGCCTTCGAGATCGACGCGCTCATCGGGCCACCTCCCGAACGAAGACCACGGCCAGAATGAAGACCACGAGGACCGTGATCGTCCACCTTGCGCGAACGTAGGCCGCCTCTCGTTCTTTGAGGCGGTAGAACTCCCGCCCAGTCTTCCCGTATGTTCCGACCTTCAATGCGCGCCTCTTCATCGTGAACCTCCTTCTCCGACCTCAACGAACCACTCCGCCCCCGGTCGATGTTGAGGGACGAAATACGAATGACAAGGAGCGCGGAGAACATCCCCGACCCCGAACTCTCCACGGAGAGCGTCATACCTCGCCGCCCAGTCCTCGCCCTTCACGGGTTCGGGTAGGCGGACGACGACGTGGAACCGCTCCGCCTCTGGGCGGTGCGAATGGGTGGAATACGCGACCCATTCGCGGCCGTCCAACCGTGGGCGAAGGGCGGCGTAGGCCGTCCCTCCGTCTACATCAAGGACGAGCGCGTTCACTGTTCCGACGGCCGCATTGCGACGGGTTCCACCTTCAACGAGTGAGACCGGGGACCACATCGCCGCGCGCTCTTTGTCGGGATTCTCGCGATGATGCGACAGCATCCCCACGAGTTCCGTCCAGGATTCAACGGTGGCCTCTGGCCGTGTGTTGAACAGGGACGGATAGACCACGGCGATCATCGCGCCACCATCCCAGAACCCGCCGTGAAGATGAGGACGAGGATCGCCCACAATCCAATCACGGTGAACACCGCGGGAACAATCGCCGCCTTGAACTCCTCCCAACTCATCATTGAACCTCCTCGACCGTGGCCTCTGTAATGGTGAACGCTCCGGATTCGCCCAACTCCTCGCCTTGTAGATCTTTGGCGAGATCTTCGGCGGATTCGGTGAGCGCATCTTCCAACTCATAGCGTGGCGCGAACTTGCCCGCCACTCGTTCAATGACCACCTCAATCTCAACGATGTCGAATGCGTCGCGGTCCAGGACCTGGACGACCGTGGCCTCCGTGATCTCATACTCCGAATCGCCATCCGCGCCGATGCGGTCGATCGTCTCACCCGCCCACGCATCAACGCGCGCCGCGACCGCTTCGTGGATCAAGTGCGTCCGCATCTCTGGACTCGCATCGTCCAACTTCTGGACGGTGGTGATGTTGAGTTCAACCTTCACGGTGTGGCTCACTTGGACACCTCCGCGCGAATCACCCACTCCATCGTCTGGGTGTCATAGTCCGCAACCGCTCCGCACGTGTCGCATCGACGCGCCGAAACTCCGGTCCAATAGTTGGCCCAGAACAGTTCGGGGTCGGGCGTGCCACACACGCAATACAAATCCTCGTGATCAACCCCGTCCCAATACATCACCGCGCGAATCGTTGGCGCGGTTGTCGTCTCTGTGTTCTTCACTTGTGCCTCCTTTGTTCACGGGGGACATCCCCGATCTCCTTGAATAGTACGCCCGTACGCGCCCCCCGTCAATCCCCTATTTTGAGCGTGAAAACGCCCCCCTGGGCGGACCCAGAGGGGCGAGATTGGGGCAAGGTTGGAGCGACCGCCGGGGGGAGGCACCCCGACGGTCGCGGCCTCCGATTCTACGGCGCGTCGTCTCCGAGGCGGATGAGGTACTCCGCGGAGAGTCCGTGTGCTGTCTGGAACAGCAACCATTGCGCGGGTTCACCCGATGCGGCCAACCATTCTTGCGCGTAGGTGTTGGATGATTCAATCGAACCCGACGCGAACGCGGTGATCTTTCCATCCGCCGCAACGAGTCGCGCGGGCGTGTGCCAGTGTCCGTGCGCCGCGTAGTCCATCCGCGCGGTGGAAATGTTCCACCCGCCGATCTTCTTGTTCAACGAGTAGAACGGGAATCCCATTGACGCTTTGAGTTGATCGCCGTGAAAGAGGAACCACTTCTTGCCCAACACATCAACCACCTCGTTCCAGTGGCGTTCGCCCGCGGTGAAAGTTTCCTTCCAAGTGATCCTCTTCTCATCCGCCACCATCATTGCCGCCGTCCGGTACGCGATCGCATCGGCGTTGGATTCTGGCCGCGAAACTCCATAGCGTCCAATCCTTCCGTGGTTCCCAATCACTCCCGCGATGTGGACCTTCTCAAAGTGCGACGCGAGCGATCGCGTCAATCCCGCGAGCATCTCCGCGGTGGAGAAGATTTGCGTGTAGATAGACGCGTCGATGAGGTGCGCCTGTCCTGGAAAGATGTCCTCGCCTTCAACGAGATCGCCCAGAAGAAAGACGTGGCACTCGCGCACCGGATGGTCCGCCCGTTGAATCGCCACCAGGCGTTCAACCTTCGCCGCGAGTTTCTTGACGCGCGCCGCGGCGACCTCCGTGGAATAAGTGGGGGTCTTCTTTCCAACTTGCCAGTCGGCGATCAACAGAATCGCCACCTCTGGGGTCCCCTTGCGACGGTCCACCTTTGGAGTTGGGACGGGAGGGATTCGCATCCCCGCGGCCGCATCTTTGGCCGCGCGATAGACCGCCTCGACCATCTCATCCTGGGACCGCTTCACCTTGTCCAGTTGTCGAAGGACCCGATTGTGGGCCTCTCGCAAGTCGCGGAGTTGTTCCGATTCGACTTCTACCGCCAGTGCTTTCTCGATCTTCGTCATCGTTCGAACCTCCAACCACAAGAACAATCGCCGCGCCGGTGGCGGTCGATCGCATTCCGTCCCAGGCGTTGTCCATAGGCGGACTCAATCGCACGCGCGAGGGCGGTCGATGTAGTGCGCGGATACGCTTCCGGGTTGATGAGGGACAAGAGCGCGGCGCGCTCCTCCTCTGGGATGTTCGCGAGTAGGTGGCCCAACCCGCACGGCGGCCCCTTGATCGTCCGTTCGCGGGCGATCGCCTCCAAGATCTTCACCGTTCGCCTCCTATCCTCCGCCCAGGGTGGGCGGTTAGGGATACGCTACACCCCCAGGGCGGTCGCGTCTATCGAGCGCGTGATCCAATCGCGGCGACCTTCTCCGCGGCGCGTGCGGCCTTCGCACGGCCAACGCCGAACTTCGGATCGTCGGGGTTCAACGCCCGCACGATTACTTGAAGGGTGGCGGCAATCGCACCCGATGCGACCACGCGGAAGTCCTGGGTCGTCATCTCCAAGATCGGCGCGCCGGTGGCGAGCATTACGGCGAGACCCGTAGAGAGGCCCACGCGGAGGGCCTCCAAGATCGCCTCGTCGATTCCGGTGTTCGCAATCGTCCAGGCGATACTCGCCTTTACCTTCTCCATCGTTCCGCCTTTCACCCTCGCCCCCGCATCAAGGGCCGCGGCGAGGGATTTCCCCGCCTTATCGCCCACATTCGCCCAGTCTACTCGACCCAAAGCCTCGATTTCGGCCTCAATCCCCGTAGGGGCGGGTTTGCGCGACGCTACGGGGTCGGGAGTCCTATTTGGGGTGATTACCTTCGGGGCGACTGGAACGATCGCCACGGGCGCGGGGATCGGGCTGTTGAAAACGGGATTTGGCGCGGCCTTCTGTTTGGGCCATTCCACGATGATCACGTGGCGATAATCGGGAAGTTTGTCCTTGCCCGCGACCCGCTTGGAGTCCGCGATCTTGCGAAGGTTCGCCTCCGAGATCTTCACGCCGAACGCTTCCGCGCCTCGACCCGAACGGGTCGGACAGGCCCAGTACCAGGTCCCCTCCTCAACGTCGAATCCCGCCGCCGTCATGTGGCCGTAGCCGGCGCGAAGGTGGGCCTTGTCCGTCTTCGCCCACCATTTCCCCCACTTGACGTGCCAGGCGGAGACCTCCTGGCCTTCTGGATACCCGACCGGCTGTTGAACGTGAATGCCGATGCCCGCGCCCTTCTTGGCGGCGGCTACTACGTCATCCCAGGACTTCGCCCATCGCGCCTTCGCGCCGAATCCGTTCGCGACTTTGATGAGTTGGGCGAGGTTCGAACCATTATCGGAGACCCCATCGCGGTCCTTCTGGCCGGTGATCTTCGCCTTCATTGCGATCCCATCGCCCGCGGTTGGGTCGATCTCATAGGCGGATGCCCAGGCTACGAGAGCGGCGACAGAGGAGGGGCCGCAATCGTCGAGAATGCCGCCCTTCTCGATGTGATCCAGTTGGGACTTTACGCGGAACTTCACAGCGCGCTCGTCTTCTTCTCGTCCGCCTTCGGGCTGTATTTCTTCGAGTAGTGGGATTCCACCGCACCACGCACGGTATCGAAGGCGTGCCAGAGGAGCACCGTCGCGCCAATGGTTGAGAGGCCCGCGACGATCCCCGTCGGGATGTTCACGAGATAGGCGAACGCGCTCCCGATTAGGGCGGCGATCGTGTAAACGATGATTGTCTCGCGGTTCATTGTTCCCCCTATTCGCCCCCAACGCGGATCGGCATTGTCGCGATCCAGACAACCGTGAGGACGGCAAGCGTCGCCCCGATTGTATCGCGGGTGGACCCGTCCGGACATAATGCCCACGCGATGGCGAGGCCGAAGATCACGAAGGACCCGTTCACGAGGTCCGAGATCCAGGGGCGGAGGGCGTTGAGGATGCGCTTCATTGTGGTCCCTTTCGATGTCCTGGGCGGGTTCCGCCGGCATTCGCCGCGGCGACCGCCGCGCCTCCCACTTGCGAGATGATAACGGAGGCGATAACAGGGGCGGCCATCTCCTCGCGTTGAGCGGGCGAAAGATCCGCGCCCAGGTTCGCGTAGGCGGCCGCGACTTCCCCAACAGCGGCGACCGCCGCATCGACGGCCTCGCCTACGGCCGCGACTACCTCGTCGGGCGATGGGAGTTCGATGGGCGGCGCGGTAGGTTCCACGGATGGTGGTGGTTCCGTGGGCGTGGGTGGTGGTTCTGTCGGGGAGGGAGGCGGCTCCGTCGGAGATGGTGGCGGTTCCGTCGGGGATGGCGGAGGTGGCGGCGTAGGCGATGGGGTAGCCGTGGGCGTAGGTGTAGGCGTTGGGGTAGGCGTAGGGTCCGGGGATGGGATCACGGAAGGTTCTGGGGACGGCGTGGGCGAAGGTTCTGGGGTGGGTTCTGGGGTTGGCGATGGAGTGGGTTCGGGAGTAGGCGAGGGCGTAGGTTCTGGGGTTGGCGACGGGGTAGGTTCGGGAGTAGGTTCGATCGACGGAGAGGGCGACGGTTCAACGGAAGGATCGGGAGAAGGCCCCAGGATGAGCGCGTCCGCGCTCGTCTCGATGTAGTACGTCCCGCCTTCGTGCCACGTCGCGTCGGGATTGCCGCAACAGCGGCCCGCGCGGAGGCGATAGGTTCCCGGTGCGAGGTCGATGGTGATGGTTGAGGCTAGGGTCCACCCGTATTCGCCCGCGGAATCATCATTGGCGGCGAGGAGTTCGCCCGCCTCCGAGTAGATCCAGAGCATCGAATCGACGAGACCCGCGCAAGATCCGACGGGTTCTGGATAACAGAGGACCGTGCGAGCGGTGAACGTGGAAGGTTCAACGATCTCGATGAAGAGATCCGTGGGTGAGGTGATCGCGTTCCACTGGGCGGCGGATACGCGCGGAACGAAGGAGGACGCGACGAAGATGGCGAGGAGTACCGCGGCGCGCCGCATCCTATCTCTGGCCGTTCAACCAGGCGAGAATCCCGCCCAGTCCAGAGACCCCCAACAATGCGATGACGAACTTCGCGAGTTGATACGCGCCACGAGTTTCCGCCATCTCGACTTTGATCTCCGCTAGATCCGACTCGATGCGGGTGAGGCGTTCCAGGATTTGGGAGACATCACGGGTCGTCATTCGACGGATTCTAGATGGGCGACCTTCGCCTCCAACTGTTCAACCCGCGCGGTGAGTTCACGCACCGCGCCCACGAGGTACGGGATGAACTTTGCGGGATAGAGCATTTGATGAACGGGATCGCCGTTCTCATCGACCGCATCCTTCGCACCTTCCACGGCGTTGGGGATGACGGCCTGGACTTCGTGCGCGATGAACCCAAGAAGGTTCTCATCACCGGAACCCGTCTCCGTGTAGAGGACGGGACGGAGGTCGTTGATCTTCTCGACGAAGTTGATCTCATCCGACGCGTCGCGAACATCGGACTTCAATCGCCAATCGGAACCCGCGCCGAATGATGGCGCGGTGGTTGCGTTATTCGCGACGAGGATGTGGCCAGTTCCCGTGAGGGCGGTTCCGCCCACGGTGATCTTGCGGAAGAATCGCACCATTTGAAGATTGCCGTTGAAGTATCCCGACGACAAGAACAGAGACGCATCCGTGGCGGCGGAGTTCGGAGAGCGATCAACCCAGGCGAATCCGGCGGCCGCATCAAGCATCGCTCCCGGAGCGTCCACCTGGTTCACGGACGCGGACGTTCGACTCCCGACGACGAAGGCGTCGTCCGTTCGGAGGTTATCGGCCGCGTGTCGATAAAGGTTCGTATCGGGAACGGCGGCCGTTCCAAATAGAATCGTTCCCGCCCCGACAACGAAGGTGTCGTCCGTCTTCAAGGTATTCGCCGCGGGGCGGTAAAGGTTCGTATCGAACGAACTTCCCGACGTCCCGAAGAGAACGGTTCCGCCGACCGTATCGCCGCCGATGCGAACACCGCCGGAGGTGATGTAGTAGTCCGCCGTGAGCGTTCCGTTGTTGAGGTTGATCGTGTTGGCCGTCGAGGTTCCGCCGCGCATCACGAGCGGAGTTCCGGCGGAGATGATTTGCCCCGCTCGGATTTGCGTGTAGATGCTCGGCGTGTTTACTTCTTGGACGCGGAGGAGTGGCGGCGTGCGATACAGCGAGACATCAATGATGTCGATCCAACGCTCCGTGGCGTTCGTGCCAGTTGTTGCGGCCGTGAACTCGTATCGCAAGAATGCGGCATTGGATGGCGGGAGGAAGTCTCCTAGTTCATACGTTTTCACACCCGCGCCAAGTTCCGAAAGGTAGTCCGCGAACTGGGAAGTCGGCGAGATCGCGAATGCGGTTCCCGCGATGGTGGTTCCATCGGCGGCGTAAAAGACCCCCGCGAGTGATAGGGTGCGATTCGTTGCGTTCGTTGCGGTCGCGTCAATGCCGACGGTGAGCGTGGACGAGAACCCAACATCACGCGACGCGTTCGCGCCTAGGGCGACCATTCGCGACAGGATCGTTGTTCCACCGGTCGTCGCGCCCGCGGTGGCAAGGACGCGGAGTTTGAACCCCGACGGCGTTGTTGAATCTTCGACGGATTGAAATCCAATCGTTCCAGTTGATGGCGTGGCCACCGCCGAAGATCCCCAATAGGGGAGCGGGTTGTCTACGGTGGCGAAGTCCGCCGTTCCGATCGCGGCCGTGGGTTGGGAGAAATCGCCGTTCGTGATTCCAAAAAACACTTCGCGGAGGATTGAAGAACCCAACGGGTAGGACGATTCCCCATTGGAATCCGTCGAGATGATTGGGAATCCGTCGTCGTTCTGGATCGTTCCCGTGGTGTCTTGAAGAACGATGCGCTCCGTTCCATAGTTCGCCATTTCTTACCCCTCCCCAAGGATGATTTCGCGGAGTCCTTTCTTCCGGAACTCCAACTCCAAATCGAGGTCGACGATCGAAGAACCCGTGCGGAATGAATAGGTGAGGGACTCGATGCGATAGAGGCCCGACAAGTTCAACGCGGGCGCGGTAAGTTTGATGTATTGCCCCGCGGTGATTGTCTTCGTGAGCGTATACGGCGAACCGCCGGTGTATCCCTGGACGAACCCATAGGAGAGATCGGGCGCGCTCGTAGCCGTTCCGATCGCCCCAGAGATTGAGACAGAGATGGTGCGCTTTGGGACGGCGTTGAGGGCGAAGGTCGCACCCGTGAAGCGGTCGATAAAATCGGCACGATTCGAGTTATTGAGGCCGCGGAACTGGGACATCTCGAACATCTTCTCCGAACGGGGACCGGTAGGACGCGCGAACGCGGTCCCTGGACCCGCGGGCATTGCGGAACCAGCCGTGCGAACGTACGGGTCCACGGTGTTCCCCGTGGTGTACGCCCCGGTTGCCGCTGTTCCACGGCCACGGTCGAGCGTTGAATCGTAAGAGGCCGCACGCGTGAAGATTCGATCAACTTGCGAATCGTGGTCGAGGTTCACCTTGATTGAGTTCGCGAAGACTTTCGTGGTTGCGGAAGACGATCCAACCACTTGCGTCCCGGAGGTGATGATTTCCACGGGAGCGGTTGGATTGGCGGGAGCCGTTCCCGTGATCCCGTAGTTGAGAACGGCGTTGGCATCCACCCAGTAGCGGCGAATCTTGCCGTCGAATCCTTCGGCTAGTCCGCGCACGGTGTCGATCGCGGAGGCGAGAGTCTGCGGTTCGAATGTTTGGCGACCGTAGGACGGCGACCCCGCGCTCAACGAGGTCGCCGATCCCGCGTAGATTGGAGAGGCGGAAGCGTTGAAGATAAGGCGCGTGGCCGCGTCCTGGGTGTATGAGCCGCCGGCCGCACCGTTCACGATTCCGAGGATCTCCGTGATGATTCCTTGATCGGTGGTGTTCGTTGTCTTATACGGTCCCACGTTCTGTTGAGTCGATCCAATCTTTCCGCGACGGAGGACGATCTTCTCCAACCAGGCGGTGGGATCGCTCGCACTTACTCGCGCGCGTGTTCCCTGTCCGGACGGGAGAAGTTCCGCCTCGATTGAGGTGATGAACCCCATCGCGATCGGAGTCCCTCCGGAGTATCTGGTGTCGAAGAATCGCACGCGGGAGTTGTCGGGGAAGATTGAGGTGGCGAACCAGGGCGTTCCGTTCGTGTTGGATTGGATCACCTCGAAGGAGATCGACGCGCCGCCACCGTTCGCGGCCTGGGAGATCGAGACGGATTCGGGGAGAACGAACGGAGTGGTCCCCGCGGAGTACGCGGGGAGCGTGAAGAGATCCGCCCCGGCATTGAGTGAATCGACGCGAAGTTCCCACGGGGACGGCATCGGCTACCGTCCGCCCTTTGGATTCACCGAATACTCGCGGGCGAGGATTGGAACCACCGCACCGGCTACCGCCGAACCGCCCACGTACACGTTGTAGGTTGGGGACGGGTTGGGATTCTGGGCGATGGCGGCCGCGATCATCTTGGGATCCATACCGGACACGGCCAGTTCTTTCACGCCCAACGCCTTCAACCCCAACGCGACCGCGAACGGGGCGGCGATTGCCGCAAGAACTGTTCCAAGTCCGAACCCGCCCACGGCGGTCGCCGCGGTCGTTGCCGCCGCGCCCGCGACTGGGAGCGCGCCGACCGGCGGGATGATCGGCGGGATTGAAGGTCCACCACCGCCTGGGATCGGAGTCGGGATCGTGGAGGCGACGATCATCCTCGCCTTGAACGCGGCGATGAGTGCGAGGGCGGCCTGGGACGCGAGACCTTCCGCAAGTCCCGCGAGGACGGCGGAGGATACCGCTCCGAGAAGGAGAGACTCGAATGGTCCGAGGCCTACATCGGAGAACCCCTTCGTGAGCGCGCCCGCGAGCGCGCCCTTCAATCCGCCGATCTTGAACCCGATCGCGGCGATGCCGGTGGTGATCAACCCATCGGGCCCCAACGCCTTCACCGCGCCATCGGAGAACTTGGTGGCCTCCAAGAAGAACGCCTTCACCTTGTCGATCAACGGCGGAAGTTCACGCTTCGCGGTGGCGACCCACTTTGGGATTTGTCGGACGAGTTTGTCCGCGATCGTATTGGCGAACTTCTCCAAGTCCGGGAGTTTCTTGTCGAGGTCGCCCAAGAGTGAATCAACGACGGGTTGGAGGGCCTTGAATACTTTCATCACGGCGGGAAGGAGCGCGCCGCCGATCGACTCCTTCGCCTCGTCGATCTTGATTCGGAAGATCTCGAACTGGGCGGATACGGTGTCCGCGTTCTTCGCCGCTACTCCGGCGAACTTGGAGTTGATCGCGGTGAGGACGGTGAGACCCTTCGCGCCTTTCTTTGTCTCGATTCCCAGGGACTTCAATCCCTTCGTGTTTCCCTGGTACGCCTTCCCGACGAGTGAGGTCGCCTCCTCCAACGAGATCCCCTTCGCGCGTGCTACATCCTGGGCGGTGGTGAGGATCTTCTGGGCATCCGCGAAACTCTTGGTGAACTGGGTGGCGGTTGCGATACCGGCGCGGATCTCGTCATCCGTGAAGGCTAGGGCCTGGCCCGCGGTGATGAGTTGCTCAACAGCGGCGAGGTTCGCCTCTGTCGCCATCTTTCGCGCTTGAAGGACGGAGACGAGTTTCGTCTGGGCGGCGATGTCTTCAATGGCCGCCTGGACGAATCCTTTCGCGGCGTAAGCGGCCGCGCCGAATGCCGCGCCAATCGCGGCGATCCCAATGGCGATGCCTTTCCCGATTGTCTTCGCGACGCTTCCGAGGCCTTTGAGATTCCGCCCGATCGCGTTGATCGACTTCGAGGCGGCATCCTTCGCCAAGAATGCGAACGTGATTTGCGCCGATGATCCCGCCACTTATTCCCTCACTTGATCTTTGGGACTTTGATTCCGCCCTTCGCGGGGATGCCCGCCTGGATGATAGAGGAGAGGGCCTCGTTCCAGATACGCACCGCCGTGTTGAGGTTGCGCTCGACCGTATCGAAGACGAACCCACGCCCAGGGATCGGGTTCACGCGTTGGAACTTCTTCCCGATTGTGAGGACTCCGCCACTCGTGAAGAACATCGCCTTAGCCTTTCGGGGCGTGATGGTGTACGGGACGCGAGAAACACCCGCCGTGATAATCCACCGATAGTACGCGCCGCGGGTATCTCCGCGATTCTTGCCTGGCTTGATTCCCACGTACGCGCCCGGTCCGTTCTTCATTACCTTTTGAGCGTAGACAGCGCGACGGAGGCGACCCGTGCGAACGGGTGCGGCCTTGCGGACGGGTCCGACCATTGCGCGCGCCGTGGCCAGGGATGCCGCGTTGAGGGCCTTGTTGATCCTCTTCGCGTCGAACCCTGTCTGGATCGACAGCGCGAGCGCGTCCAACTGTTGAATAGTCTTCGGGTCGATCGTGAAGTCCGACCGTTGGCTTGCCACTTACTTTCTCCGTTCCTTCGGTTGAAGATCCGACATCAACATCCAGGCACGCATCACCGCGCCCGCGTCCGCCGATTCTACCTCCCAGGGTGGGATGCCGAACTCCTTCCCGATGAGGTGATAGATGAGAAGAGGATGAGGCGAGACCGAACGGCCCAACGCGAGCCTCTGAGCGTCGAGCCTTACCGCGGGGGGAGTGCGGCGACCGCTTCTCCCCACTTGCCGATGAGGATTCCCAACGCTTCCATTGGCGCGTCCAGAATGTCCTCAACCTTGTTCCCGTCGCCATCCTCGAACTCGTGCGACACAACGAGTTTCCCCAGGGCGATCATTTGGCGTTCAACGTTCCCGGAAGAAAGTTCGATGAAGACGCGGGCGGAGATTCCGTCCGCCTTCATCGTCGCCTTCCATCCGTTCCATTCGCCGTCGAGAACTACCTCAACGGTGCGCGCGGTACTCATAGCGGCCTCCTTCGATTACGTCCGCCCGATTACGGGAGGGCGGCGATCCCGTTCACGATGACGACCTGGATTACCTTCGCCGATGTTGGATCGTAGGCGAGGGTTCCGGTGATCGCCATCGTCGTCAATCCGTCCTCGTTCCCGGAGATAGGTTGAACATCCGAGACGATGATCGAGGCGTAGATGGTGGCGGAGTACGTCCCGTCTGTCCACGAGAGTCGCACGAACTTCTGGGAACCCAGAACCCACGCATCGTTCGCGGCCTTGTTCGACTGGACGGTGAGCGTGAGTTCCCCGCCGAACGCATCCGACTCCGCGTGTGTTGAGAACACCGTGGTCCCCGCGAGGTACGCCTGGCGCGTGATTCCGGTGTTGATTGTGAGACCGAAATCGAGCGCGTAGTTGTACGAGGTGAAGGTTCCGGTTGCGAGTGCGGTCCCCGTGGCGACTTGCCAGAGACGGCCCGACAAGAACTTCGAGGTGGGGACAACCGTGGCGGCCGCGGCGACCGCTGTGGATTGCGCGACATCCTGGGCGAAGAGATTCGCGGAGAGTGCGGTGAGACCCGAACGGTCCGCCGTGATTGAAACTTCGGTCGGTAGGCAATAGTTCAAGAGATAGGCGTTCCCACCGGCGGCGGTTCCACCCAACGCATCGAATGAAATGAACGAGTAGGAGGTCGGATTATTCGACGCGGTTCCCGTGGCCCAATCGTAGGTCCACGTGTACGGCGCGGCGGTTCCCGCGATGCTTGCGGCGGTCGTCATTCCCAACCATACGGAGAGTTCGTCGATCGAGACCGCGGGAACGGACACGGCGAGTTCTGGCTCCTTCGAGATGAGGGTGGCCGTGGTCGCGATGATTGGAGTCCGAAGGGCGACCGATCGGTCCTCGCCTAGATCCCAAGTCTGTCCGAGCGTGATGAGGCCCGTAGGCTCAACGAGAAACTTTCGACCACCGGCGGCGAAGGATGGCGAAGTTCCCGCCGTGCCTTCGGACTTTCCGACGAGTCCAGAGAAGAGAATGTTCCCGCTGTTCGCGACCGGCATCGTTCGTTCTCCTTATGCTGTCGGGGCGATTGCCTCGACCCCAGTGATCTCAATGTTAGCCGTGATGGTGATGAATGGAGCGTCTCCATAGTCCGAGGTGTCCGTGGTAGTGGAGACGACGGAGGCCTGTCCGACCCCATCGGTCCCGTTCAAGAGTACCGCATCGAGGAGCGCGTCCCGCATCCACGCACGGAGGGTTGCGGTGCGGGCGTATTGGCGCGCGTATTCCACAAGCGGGAGGTATAGGATCGCCTGGACTTGGATCGTGGTGTTGCGACTGGCCGCCCCGTAGGAGACGGAATCCGATCCCTCGAATAGAACAATGGCGGGCGAGGCGGGGATGGACTCCACCGGATACGCGGAGACGAATCGAATCGTCTCGCCCGTGGGTGGTGTCTTGGCGACGAAGTGCGCGGCGATTGCGTTGAGGACGGTCGCGTCGTTCACATCGCCTCGCGTGTGGCGCGGTACGGTCGAAGCATCAACTCAACATCGGGATCGAGACGGGAGAGGAGTCGAATGATTCCGCCATCGGGTGAACCCGCCACGCCAAAGGGCGTTGCGCGACGAGCGTGGACGCGTACAGTTTGAAGGAGCGCGGCCTGGGCGACCGCGGCGGGGATTGCCGCCCATCCACGCGTTCCGATCACCTTCACGCCTTCCGTGATTCCAACGGGGAGGGTATGAGATCCAAAGGTGGTGATGATGATCCCGGTGGTGGGCCATCCAACGAAGTCCTTGTTGGTGTCGGGTCGATAGTCCAGGGTTGGAGAGAGGACGACGGACGGGGTTCCGCTGTTGTCGTCGTCGATGGTGATCGAGGTGATCGCGCTCCAATCGCCAGGAAGTTTGGCGTAGAGATAATCGGACGCGGTAAATAGAACCGTCCCCGCTGTTGAATAGAAGAACCGCCCGCAATAATCGTCAATGGTGCGCGAGACCGCACCGATCGCCGCCTCGATTTCGGCGGTGTCTGGGGTGAGCGTAGCCGTCCCCAGTCCGAGTGCGTTCTGGACATCGGCGGCGGTGGTGTATCCGTTCACTACGGCCACAAGGTTCTCCTTCTCATTGGGCGCGATTGCGCCCGCCTATCCTACCGCGTCCCCCTGTTATTTCTTGCCCGCCCTCCGCGCGGCACGGTTCGCGGGGAGGGAGATGATCTTCGAAGGTTCCCGCACGAGCGTCTCCATCTTGGACAGAATGGGAACCCAGTGATCGGAGAACACCCGATCCGTAGCATACGGCGCGGCGTGGGCGAGGGCCTTCGCCCTCTCATCCGCGGCGGCGGCGGGATCGCCCTTCAACGCGTAGGAGGATTCGAGCGCGTTGAGGATCTCCTCCGTGTGGGGAACCTTCCAGAATGATCCCTGGAACTCATCCCATTCGAGTTCGCCCTCGACGGTCCAACCCGATCCGACGAGTTCCGGTTGAGCGGTCCAGTTCGTCGCAATAGCGGGGATGCCCGTCGCCTGGGCCTCCAATACGCCCAGGCCGAACCCTTCACCTCGTGAGGTTGAGAGGAGAACATCGGCGGCGCGGTAGAGGTCGCCCATTACCGCCGCCCCGATACCCATCCGGAGTTCGTACTGGGGAACGAGTCGCACCCGATCGAGCGGGGCCTTGAATCGTTCCAGGAGGCGTTCGATCCGAACCCCTCCCGCCATCCCCAGAACTTCCGTGTGGAGGTAGAGATACGCGTCGGGGTGGCGATTGGCGAACGTCGCCCAGGCGAGGAGCATCTCCGGGAAACATTTCCGGATGGGCGTGTTCCCCTTATTCGCGGCGTTGATCATCGTGAGATGGGCATCCTCTGGGATCGACATCTTCGCCCGCATCGTGGACGCGCCTGGATAGAACACGGACGGGTTGAACGAATGCGGCGCGTAGAAGACGCGATCGCGATGGAGGCCAGAATCGAGGAGGGCCTTCTCCCCGGATCGGGACATTGCCAACGCCCACTTGCGCCCAGGGCGATCAAAGAAGGCGCGCACCTCGTCGGGCGGGAGCGGACCGTGATCGACCGGAGTCCACGATAGGAGCGGGAGGTCGTCCCATTGCGGGGCTTTATACACCCAGACATCGAACAGGGTGATCCCCAAGCCGTTCCCATCCTTGCCAATCCATTGGGAGATTTGGAACGGAGTGAGGTCGTTCGAATACCCGTCGATTCCTTGCGGCATTACTGGGACCCCGTTCCATTCAATCGTGGAACCAGAGAGGCCGTAGTTCGCCTGGATCGCCACCTCGTGGCCCGCCTCCTTCAACTTTGGAACAATCTCCGAAGTCTGGCCGCCGTATCCAGTACCGCACCACGGCGCATTCGATGTCCACGCGATTCGCATTCTTCTCTCCTCCAACTCTTGCCGCCAAATAGAACGGACCCCCCTGGCGAACCAGAGGGGTCCGTTCGTTCCGAGTCTACCCGAAGGCGGACCCGTCCGCTAGATCTTAGGTGTTAGCGGATACCAGGATGCGCCCGGCGTTCGTGTCCGGGAGGTTCGCGTCGAAGTGGTACATCGTGCGAATGCCGATGCTGTTGAGTTCAAAGTACCGGTCGGCACTCTGAGCGACTTCAACACCACCCGCCTCGCGGATGTAGTACGACGGCTCGTGAAGGAGCGCGACGGACTTCGATGCGGAACCCACGGCGGCGAGGTTCACGTTCTCCTTGACGCGGTAGCCCAGGAGGGTTTCCGGCTGTCCGGCCGCGAGTGCCGGCTGAAGAAGGAACTGGCCCGTCGTGTCTTGGAGTTGGCGGATCTTCGAGATTGCGGTCGTCGATACGTGCCACACCGTGTTCGGGTTGCGGTACGAAGGAGCGAGTGCGTACAGAAGAGCGGCCAAGTCCGTCGCGGAGAAGAACGTTGGCGCGACGGCCGCGGTTCCACCCTTGGTGGCGGTGGTCGTCTTAGACGCGGCATTGAGTGCGGTGATGAAGCCGGTTGGCTCCGCCGTCCCCGTTCCGAGCGTACAGGCCGAACCCGCAAGAGCGGCGATCTGTCGCCCCGCGGCGCGGCCCACGTACTCAACCAGGTTGAACCCGGCCGAATCCACAAGTTCGCGCGATGCGAGCGTCAAAGTTGCGGCGTTGAATGCTCCGAGCGTGATGCTCGAAAACACTGGGTCCGCCGCGGCGATTGTTCCACCCTGGCCCACGAACGCGGCCGCCGGAGCGGTTCCAGCGACTACTGGGACGGTGAGGTTTCGGATGTCCGTGGTGCGAATCTTGGACGCGCCCTCATAGACGACGTTCCCTTCGACCAACTGTTCCACCACAAAATCGGCGAACGAGACCGGCGTGGTAGCCGTCGCGGTCGCGAGTGCGCGGAGGTTGAAGTTAGCCGAACGCTTCTCGCCCGAAAGTACGGCGCGAAGAAGGTCCGCATCGTTGTCGATCGTCTTCCCGGTGGCGACTTCAACAGTCTCCGCGAGTGCGGCGATCTTGACGGCGCGATCTTCCGACTTCTGAATGTCGTCGATCTTTGCCATCTTTGCGTTCATCGACTCGTTGAGGCGGGCATACTGTGCCTCCTCTTCGGCCGAAAGATCTCGTGCTTCACCCGCGGCGCGCTCAACGAGGGACTTTGCGGCCTCGAAGTCTACGCGGTACGCGGTGTGGAGCGTGTTGAGAAGAGCCTTGCTCATCATCAAACTCCTTCCCCCAGGTGGGGGCCTACATTATCCCGCCCGGTGGTGCGCTCCGCGATGCCGCGCGCGCCCTTGCGATCTGGGACGGTTATCGTACCGCGCGACGTGCGAGGGCGATTTGGCGTTCACGGATTGCGCGTGGTACGGCGCGACCCGAGACCTCATCGGCGACCTCTTCGGCGACTGGTTCAACCACTGGTTCCGCGATCGGCGCGACCTCTTCCACCGGTGCGGCGGCGGGTTCATCGCCTGGGAACTTTGTCGGAACGCCATCAACATCGCGCGACGAGGCGGCGATGGCGGAGGCGAGGATGGCGGCGTGTCCCTGGGAGGCCTCGCCCGCAAGGAGGGCGGCTACCGCGTCGCGGAGTTCGTCCGTGTCCACGCCCGCCTTTGCCGCAAGTCCGCGAACGGAGACGAGGGAGACCGTGCCGGGATAGTACGGCGCGAGTCCCGTGAGAGCGGAGACCTCGACGAGTTTCACATCGCGAAGTTCCCGTACCCCGTCATCGTTCACTTTATTTGCGGCGGTATTCCAGAACCCGAAGGACATCCCCAGGCTATTCCCCATCGACTTCACGATCGCCGCGAGGTCGCGATGGAACGAGATCTCTGGGTTGAGTTTGATCTTCGCGAGGAGTCCCTTCGCATCGGCGCGGAGTGATAGGGTTCCCGACTTTGTGGTTCCGAGGAGGAGTTTCGGGTCGTGGTCCTGGTAGGCGCGAACGTCCCACTCGCCGCGATCGACAGCGGAGAGGGAACGATTGAACGCGGTGGACTTCACCACCTCCGGAACCGTTCCGTCCGCGGACGGCGAGTCCCAAAGTGCGGCGTATCCCTCGAACTCCATCCCAGTTGAATCAACGGCGCGAAGTTCTACCTTCGCGGTTCGGAACTCGATTCCCATCTTGTCCTCAACGCTACGGGCCGCCCTTGAATCGTCGGCCTCCTGGATGATACTCGCCGCCCAGTCTCGACCGGCATCGCCACCCCATAGACCCCACGCGATTCGACCAGCGGACGGGAACCCGTCCTCGCCGCGGTTGAATCCTTCGGCCTCTTTGTCCACCTCGTGGCGGGCGAAGTATGAGGACATTCGGCGGATGGTGGTGAAAGGTAGGCGGCGACCGTTCGCGATGTCGCGAGCGCGGGCGACTCCCACGAGGGTCCCACCACGGGCGAAGACTCGCCTCCATTCCAGGGCCTGTTTAGCCTCCGCGACCATCTCGCGGTTGGGTTCGTAGCCTTCCGGGTCGATGGCGCGCTCCTCTGGATCAACGTCCGCGATGTATTCGTCGGGCGTGTAAACATCCAACCCAAGATCGGCATAACCTCGCCGAACCTCTGGATCGTTGTCGATCGCCTCCTCGATGTCGCGACCGTCCTGGATCAACAGTTCCGCCTTGTAAAGTTTGAACGCGACGGACGCGTTCGGACCTTCTGGGAAATCGGAGAGGTGGATTTCTTCAACGCCCGCGAGTCCGTGTTCTTGAATCCAGGCGCGGGCTTCTTCGAGGCGGTCGATGCTACGGCCGGAGATGATGATGATCTCGTACTCCCCCGACATCACCTGGGCGTTGAGCGCGTCGATGAGTTCCACGTTCGGGCGGTCGCCCGATAGCACCAGGGTGTCGTCGAGATCGACAATGATCGCGCTCATCAAATGTCCACCGCGAAGTCGTAAACGTGAAGCGTTGTCGTTCCACTATCTACCACCGCGTGTAGGATGTCGCCGTCCGTGATCTTCAACAATAGAGGCGGGTCGGTATTCTCCAAGTGGAACCCGTTCGCCGTTGATACGTCCGCACCGCCAATGTAGACCTTCTTCGCGGAGAAGTTTCCAACGGTGAGTTCGTGAACCGTACCAGGCGCGGCCGTTCCAATCGCGACCGCGGCCGTTCCGATGGTGATCACGCGGACTTCATAGCGTGGCACTTATAGCCTCGCGATCCGCTTCGCTTCGGCGGGGTCCATACCCGCGCCAATGAGGAGGGCGTAAATGTCCGCCTTCTGTCGCGCACCGGCAAGCGTCGCGTCCGCCTGGTTGAGCGGTTGGCGATACGCGGAGGCGGCGGGATCGTCGATAGGCGAGAGGTCCTCGATCTTGCGGATGTCCGCGATCGACTCCCAACCCTCCTGGACGGCGATGCGGTGGGCCTCGTAGCGGTCGCGAAGATTACCGCGAAGGAGGGAATCCATTGACAATCGCACGAACGCGTCGGGGAGTGGGATGAGGGTGGACAGCGCGCGCTCAATCTTCTCCGCGAGTGGGCGGAGGGTGTAGGAGATAAACGCGGCGTTGAGTTCCGAGACCGATGAGAAACTCATCGAACCGGGGGTCGTCATTGCCAGGAGTGCGGGCGGGACGCGGAAGATTCGGGCAATCTCCGCCACGCCAAACTCGCGCGACGAAAGAAGTTGGGCATCCTCTGGGCGGAACGAGAGGGCCTTCCAGGACGCGCCGCCGCTCAACACTCCGACCGAGTAGGAGTTCGAACCCGTGTGGGCGCGCGCCCATCCCTCTTTCAAGTTGCGAATCTGTTCCGCCGTGAGCGGTTCACTCGTCTCGATCACGCCGGCGGGCGTAGATGCGGACGAGAAGAAGTTCGACGCGGACTCTTCCAGAGTGATCCCCAGGCCGATCGTTCGACGAAGTGCCTCGATTGGGTTGATGCCGCGATCGGTTCCAGGGAATCGGATAAGCGGAATGTGGAGGATGGTGTCGGGTCCGAAGGAGACCCCGTTCACATTCTCGCCCGTTCGGACCACGTAGCGAATCTCCGCACCGGTGCGAACGATCTCGACGGCCTGGGGCGGAAGAACTCGAACCTCCAACGGTTCCAATGTCTGGGGATCTTTCGGCGCGTAGACGAAGGCGTTCCCGTTCACGTACAGGGACACCACGATTTCGGAGAGGACGGACTGGACCCCGATGGCGGGTTCCGATGCGAGTGGGGTGATCAACCAGGACGGCTTTGATCCGCCTGGGCGATACGGTCGGCGTTGTCCGTTATCGCGAACGTAGGAGTCGATTGGCATCGTCGAGATTAGGTCGGAAAGTAAGGTGATACAGGACCACGCGGAGGCGAGGCCAATCGTGGACTTCTCATCCACGCGAGTCGCGCCAAAGATTGGCGCGCGGTCGAATGCCTGGGGAAGGAGTCCGAGGCCGTTGAGGTTGCGCGATTCGCTCCCAGTTCCAAGAACGCGGCGGAGGATGCTCACTGGTTATCCTTTCGCGTGTAGCCGATGGCCATCAACACAATCCCGGCAAGTCCCACGATCAACGCGGGATGGACGAGGTACGCGGAGAATAGTAGCATCGCGAACCCCGCGACCTCCAAGACGTTCGAAATCATAAGGCGATGAACTCCACACTCCGGGCGGGTTTGTCCGCCTCGCCCGCATAATAGCGCGCCCGATCGAAGGCCATCACCATTGCCACCGCGAGGTCAATCTTTCGAGGACTCCCGCGGTGCTCCTTCACGATGCGCGGACCGAAGCGGTCGATCTTCACCGCGGAGTTCGTGAGATGGCGAGTGAGTGCGGCGGATAGATGGGGAACGCCGCCCCAGTGAAGTTGATCTTGGGAGACCGCCTCGGCGACCCTCTGGCACGCGGCCACCATTCGCACCGGACTCTGGGCGTAGTTCACCACCCGCCCCGCATACGGTCCCTCTCGATCCAACGCCTCCAATGAGCGCGACCACCGGAACGGGTCCGCGGATAGTTCGAGGACGTTGAGACCACGAACCTCCACGAGGTCGCGGAGATCTTGCTCGACTTGCCCGATGTCCACTTGCCAATGGGGATCGTCGAGCGGGCGTTCATAGAGGAGGAGCGGTTCAACGAACCCGTCGAGGGTACAGGCCACCGCCGCGCTCGCGTCCAACTGGAACGATCCGTCCCAGGCGACCACGCACGGTTCGCCCGGTTGGATTCGTCGATCGGATTCCAATCGTTCCCACGCCCCGTTCGGTAGCCATTGCGAGGTAGTCGAGACCCAACGGTTCAACCGCTTCGTCTGGAACTCCACGGGAGAGATTGAACGGGCCGCCGCCTCAAAGTCTTCGGGATCGAGAAAGTCCCCATAGGCGGGGTTCGCCATTTCCCACGCCTTCGGAGAATCCCACGCGAGGGATTCGGGCGCGTGGAAGTATCGGAAGAAGAACGCATCATCCACCACCTCGCCCGCCTGGATTCTCATCCCGTATTGCCAGAGGCGATAACACAGGGAATCTTGCCCACGCGCGTCCGTCTTTGATCCCGCTGTTGAGATGGCCAGAACGAGAGGATTGCGACGCGTACCCGATCCGAGGTTCACCGCGGACCATAGGCGGTCGTCGGGTTGAACGTGGAGTTCGTCGAAGATCACCATCGAAGGGTTCGTACCTTCGGCGCGTGATCCGTCGGATGAGAGGACGCGGAGAACCGAACCCGTCTCTGGGTATTCGATCACGTCGCGCATCACCACGAGTTTCTGGGAGAGGACTGGATCAAGTTCCACCATCCGAGCGCATTCGCGGAACACGATCCGCGCTTGTTGCCGGTCGCCCGCGCAAATCAACACTTCGGCCCCCACCTCCTGGAACAATCCGAACAGGGCGATCCCGGACGCGAGCGTGGACTTGCCGTTTTTTCGTGGGAGTAGAAGTAGGCCGCGCCGGTTCTTCCGCCTACCGTCTGGCCGCACCTCGAACAGTCCGTCCAAGATCTCGCGTTGCCAGGGTCGGAGCGCGATGAGTTGTCCCGCCTCGTCGCCTTTCGACGATCGACAGAACGTCTCGATGAACTCCGCGACGAATGGCCCGTCTGTCCTAGGCGCGGCGGGTCGCGCGGATGATCGCGTCGAGTTTCGCGGTTGCCGAGTTCGCTTGTTCGCCAATCTCCGACCTCAATCCCACTCTGGCCGCGGGCGTTAGTCCCAACTCCCGCGCGTACTTTTTCACCGCGTCCGCATTATCGCGGACGATTTGGTGGAGCGGGTTCTTGACGAAGTTCCCGTCCCGCCCTTTGAGGAGCGGTCCAGTCTTCGACAGCATCGCCTCCGCCTCCTGGTATCGAACGAACGCTTCCGAGTATAGGCGGAGAAGGTCTTTGTCCGCCGATGTGAGGACACCGGTCGGACCCAGGGCGGCGACGACGCGTTCCCAGACTTCGCGCGCTTCTGGCCGTAAGTCCGCGGGCGGCGTGAGCGGCCCACCGGCGGGGATAGGTTCGGCGTAGTTCACCACGGACGGCCGCGTCTCGCCCGCCAGAAGGCGGAGGCGGGTTGGCTTTGGTGCGGGTCCACGTGTTCCCATACTACTCCTCGCGAACGGCCGTCTCTCCCGTTTGCTTTTCCAATCGGCGAACGATCACGTCCACATAGCGCGGATCAAGTTCGATCCCATAGCCTACTCGACCGGTGCGGGCCGCGGCGAGAAGCGTCGTACCAGAACCCGCGAACGGATCAACGATTACCACCCCATCATCAACCCAACGCTTGATGATGTCCGCAAGGAGTGCGATTGGCTTTTCGGTTGGATGTTCGCGCTCAAATCCTTCGGATTTATTGGTCGCAAAGGCCCCGACCCAGTGATGGCGGAGCATCACCATCCCGTGTCCCTTCTTCGACCATACGAGTTCAAAGTGGGATCCGATTATCTTTTCGGAGTTCTCCGTTCGCTTATCCCAGACCATCCACGATCCGTCCATGTCCGACGGCGACATCGTTCTTCGATAATAGTTCGCTCCAAACCAGAACTGTTCGGCCGTCTTCTTGAAATACTCTTGATGAATAGAACCATCGTATCCATTTTGATCCCCGATCACCGGGCGATAGGCGTTCTCGTGGACGTTGAGCGCGTGGTCGCTGTCTGTCTTGCTGTTGATTCTTTGCCTCTTTTCATCATCAACAGTTCTGAACCCGCCGCCATAAAGGTCGATCCCATAGGGTGGATCGGATAGGACACACCCAACCTTTGATCCCCCAATGAGTCGATTGAGATTCTCAACATCCGATGAATCCCCACACAGGATTCGATGCGGCCCAATCTTCCAAAGATCGCCAACCTTCGTGATCGGATCCTTTGATGCGGCATCCAACTGTTCGTCCGTCCAATCCGGCTTCTCCCAGAATCCTTTCCCCATAGATTCAAAGAGATCCCGAACCGCGGGAGAACTCGTTGAGACCTCGGACAGGAGAGTTTCAAGTTGGGCCTTATCCGTCGCGGCCATCGCGCCGATTGGGTCGATGGTGGCCAGGACAAGATTCTCCTCCTCTGGGGTGAGTTCAACGTACACGACGGGGATGGTTGGCGTACCCTCGCGAAGTGCCAGGGAGACGCGAAGATGTCCATCAACGAGGTTCCCGGTGGTGCGGTTCACGATGACGGATTGAACCCATCCGACCTCTTCAAGAACTCCCGCGAGCGCGTCCTGTTGGGCCTTTGGATGAATCCGCCAGTTCGACGGATTGGCGAGAAGTTGATCGGGGGCCTCTTCCCCGTGTCCCACGATTCGAGACCGAAAGATTGAATCGCTCATAGTGTCGCCACCCTCTCCCACGGAAGATCCAAGTCCCGGCGACCGAAATGGCCACCACGGGCGCACGGTTCATACTTCACGTGTGCCAATCCTAGCCGTTCCACGATCGCCGCGGGACGGAGGTCGATCGCCTCGATAATCCGCCCAGAGAGGGAATCATCGTCGGCATCCCCGAAGGTATCCACGGAGACGGCGACGGGTTCGGCGACTCCGATGGCGTAGGCGATCTCAACTTCGGCGCGGCGTGCTAGACCCTGGGCGACAATACTCCGCGCGATCCACCGGGCGGCGTACGCTCCCGTTCGGTCCACCTTCGATGGGTCCTTGCCAGAGAACGCCCCGCCGCCGTGTCGAGATGCTCCGCCGTAGGTGTCCACGATGATCTTCCGCCCAGTGAGTCCCGCGTCGGCGACTGGGCCGCCGATCACGAACCGCCCCGTTGGGTTGAGGTGGAACGCGGTCGCGTCCGTGATGAGATCGGGTGGCAAGGTTGCGACCGCAAGGGCGCGAAGGTGATCACGCACCTCGTCAATCTCAACCTCTGGCCGGTGTTGCGATGAGAGGACGATGCTCGTGATTCGAGACGGGCGACCGTCCTCGTAGACCACCGAGACCTGGGCCTTAGCGTCGGGCCGTAGCCATTCAACGGTTCCGCCTTCGCGAGAATCTCGCGCCGCCTCGATGAGATGACGGGCCAGAACGATCGGTGTGGGCATCATCTCGATCGTCTCGTTCGTCGCGTATCCCACCATCAACCCTTGATCGCCCGCGCCCTGTTCCAACAGTGCGGACCGCTCAACGCCTCGCGCGATGTCGGGCGATTGTCGCGAGACGGAGACCCCAACAGAGACCGCGCCCGGATCAACGCCCAGGCTGTCCGCCTCGTACCCGTTGGATCGGAGAACCCGCTCAACGATGCCAGGGATGTCGGGCGTGGCGGTGGTTGAGATTTCGCCGAAGACCCAGAAGCGGTCGCCCTTCGCCGCGGCCTCGACCGCGACGCGCGCGGTTGGATCAACGGCCAGGATTGAATCGAGAACCCCGTCGCTTATTTGATCGCATAACTTGTCGGGGTGTCCGCCCGATACCGCCTCCGAGGTGATGAGTTTCACGGTCGCCTCCTTCGGGGAGATCTTACACCGAACCGGTTCGGCCCACCAAATCCAAATAACCCCCCCACGCGCGCACGCGCT